CATTTCAAACTTCTGTTCTACTTTAATCTCTCTTAAACAAGAGTGGATCCAATCAGTAAGTTCTTTAAACTCTGGGAGGATATGGAGATTACCTTTTGTAGTCTGTACAGTAAATGGTATGTTGAACTGTCCACGCTCAATAGGATTGAGTGCTGCAACTACAGGATCAACTAATTCTTTATTCTCAAAAGTATATACTTCAGTAGGAAAATACTGATGTACGTTCATAGTCTCCCTTATCTTGGGATCTGACTTATGATCACTCGTCATTTAGAAATTCTTCTTTCAGTATTGCTTTAATCTCTTCGAGAGATTTACCTTCACCTGACATATCATCGATGACAGTATTCAGACCACCTTGTACTAGATCCAGAAAATTATCACCTAGTTTATCTGGGTGATCTCCTTTCAATTCATTGTATCTAAGTGCCATATTATAACAATCCATTGCATCTGGCACTTCTGGATCAAATGTAATGGTTCCGCTAAAATCCAAGACTTCAGCAAGAGGAGAGTCATTCCAATTAAACGTAATACCGTCAGGCATTTTATCTAATAGGACACCAAGTCCTTCGTTGATTAAACCAGGTGATTTCTGATTCTTATATGGTGCAACAGTACCACGACATAAGCACTTGTCAGGACCTATAAGTCCAAGTCCTTTTGTTTTAGGATCTGCTAACTGGTCTATAGATGCAATGATAAGTGAATCCTTTTGTACATCGTGTATTACAAGATAGTCAAACTCATCTCCCATATACACTTCCATATCATTCTTTCTTTTCTTCCTAAGATCTAAACTCTTTTGATGTCCTTCAAATCTTTTGACCTGTATCTTCTTAGATGTATAGGGTTTCATAAAATCCCATCCAACATCAATACCAGTATCGGGTTCGCAAAGTTGATCACGTTCTAAAGTAATATACTCATAGAATTTCCACGCAAAGAAATACTCAGACGCACGTCCACGAATGCGGTGTGTTACTGCTGTCTTTTCTTTAGGGGAGATTCTTTTTCTGCTCATTTGAACTGGCACCTCATCATTAGTTCAGTGCAACAAGCAACGAGGTTCACTTCTTGATCAGCAACAAATGCTGCTTTATATTGATAGTCACCAATAATAAGAACTGCTTCGGGGATTGATGCGGGTTTTAAATATGTATACAAGTTATCATATATTTTACGCATAATCTGTGTGGGTTCATTATCCAAATTCTGTACGACCCACTTCTTCATATTCGTAAACTCTTTCTTATCAATGTATCCCATAAGATCATCGAGTTTTGTATCAGAAATTGCTGCAAGAACTCCTGTATCAATCTTACCAATAGAACTATACCTCTGCAACTCATTAAGAGTTCTACGGAAGTCTGGGAAATATTTTTGTACAAGTGCAACCAATACTTTTGGTTCTGCTTCAACCCTCTGCTCTACAAGGATATCTTGAATCCTCTTAAAGAACTGAGCAGCAAGTTGCTGCTTCTCTTTACCAGAGATACTAAAGTCTACAACAGAACAACGTGAGTGTAGAGGTTCAATGATCTTATTCTTATAGTTACAGGTGAATATAAATCTACAGTTGCTAGAAAACTCTTCGATGTTCGCACGGAGAAGTAACTGAACATCATTTGTGGTATTGTCTGCTTCATCAATAATAATAACCTTAGCACCACCAGTTAGAGAAACGGTTGATGCAAAGTTCTTTGCTTGATTTCTAACTGTGTCGAGGAACCTACCTTCATCAGATCCATTGATGACATAATAATCTGCACCGATCTCTTCACACAATGCTTTTGCTACGGTGGTCTTACCAATACCAGGAGGTCCGCTTAACAAGAGATTAGGAATCTTACCTTGCTCTACAAACTTTGTTAGTACAGACTTGATATTATCAGGAAGAATACAATCCTCGATCTTACGAGGACGATACTGTTCGCACCAAAGAAAATCACTCATTATAAAGATAGTATAGTAAGATTAAAACTAAAAATAATTCTATCCTGTTTTGACCGATGTGGCAAGGATTGATGCATCAGTTGTGCAGGAAAAAATATAATATCACCTTCTTTCATTGAAGGTGTTATCTCTTCTGGAAACCCTGTCCAAGGATCTGGAAAGGGAGAAAAGAAATTTGTTGCTTGATGATCACTTCCTAGTTGAGCATAGAAAATGGCAGACCATCCGTACACACTGTGTGTATGTACTGGATGCATCTGACCAGATGTATATTTCTGACACCAACTAGAAGGAACACTAAAGTCAACTTGTTGAGTTGTTCGAAACCAACCTATAGGTTTCTTTAGGACATCAAGTAATTGTTTATGATAAGGGGGAGTAAATCCATTGCCATAATACTTACAATAGTCAGAATAGAATGGTTCACCAAACTCTGTACAACTAGGATCGTTAAAATCTACAAGAGATAATAAATCCTTTTTGACACTCTGCCACTCAGGTACACTCTGTATTGCGTACGGTATTGAAAAGAGAGTGCCTACTGTCATTTTGTATCAGGTTCTAGTGCAATATAATATTCCAAGTTGTTTGCTTCGGAAATAAAATGAGAAACTTTATTCTTAGCAACAGAAACAGAATAGTCACCAGGTAGAAGTTTAAGATTCTCAACCTTAAAGCAATAACAGAAATCATCAGTACCCTCCTTTACTGTACCTACTGGTACTGAATATGTATTAGAAGTTTCGTTTTTCTTATCACATACTTGTAAACGAATTTCCTTATCCATATTATATAAGCATAGATCTTGAACTTGATATACACTTGCTGCTCTCAACAAGTCAGAAATAACTTCTGTCTTAAGATTAAATCTAACATCAATATCTGGCATCTGAATTCCTTTGTTAGGAACTTTAGGAATTACTGTTGGGTCTGAGTAGTAGAAGGTACCCTTTGACTTAGACGACTCATCTGTTGTGATGAGTTTTTGAGTATGTGTGAAGTCGAAGATTGGATTCTCAAAGAGTGAGAGAGAAGAAAGGAAGACACCCAAATCATAAATCGCGACTTGTTGTGGGAACGCTTCAGTAATGTCAGCACTAGCGAAGATATTCTTGTTGACAGAAAGTGTCCTAAGTGTGCTACCTTTATCAATAACAATAGACTTGTTAATCGTGGCAAAATTCTTAAGGATGTTTTGAGTTCTTTTAGATAGTTTAACAATGCTCATAATAAGGAGTGAATTTACTTGTCATAGTCAACAGTAAATGCTGTTGAACCAGAGATGTTTTTGTTTGATGTTTCTCTCTTGTCAGAGAAGTATAAGAGGAGCATACCATAATGGATGATCTTTAAGATATCCCTTCGTGCTGTACCCTTCCTATCATAGCGTGAAGCATACTTGAGGACATTACTCCTACAAAATGCTTCAGCGTCTCCTACAGAGTCAATAAGGTCAAGAGTCTGTACGTTACCGACAGAATAATGACCTTTGTATGTGTTGCTGATGTACTCAGAGATCTCTTTTAGAATCTCATCTTCATTGTACTTTCTCATACTACGTAACCGTATTGTTCTCGTAAGATCTTTTTGTAAGGTTTACCCAAGTCTTTGAGTTCCTTTACTAATTTTAACTTGTTATGCAAAGCAGTATCACCGCCTAGTTTAAGGGCGGTGATTACTGTTGCAAGTTCTTCGTCGTTAATTGGAAGATCCATTTGAATTAATTCTAACTTAGTTTTGTGGTTCTGTCAATTCCTCCTTGTTAAGGTCGAACTCTGCATCTATCTTATCATATAATTCTAAGAATGCTTGCTTTGTTTCATCATCAAATCTATTGATGCTGTACTGGATAGCGTCTTCTTTAGAACCGAAGATCTCAAATGCTTTAACGATGTGAACCAACCTACGTGTGGAGATCACTTCGTCAACACCACCATCGTTGAATGTCTTACGAATGATCTGTGCCCAATCTGCAAGTCTTGCACAGAACTCTGCATCACTGCATAGTGCTTTGAGGATACGAGTCTCAGTAACTGTGGATGGATAATCTTGCTCAAGAGTGATAGCAAATCTCTCTAGGAATGCTTCGTTAAGTACGTTAGTACCGATGAAACGTCCGTCCTCAGAACCTTTACCTTTTGTGTTAGCAGTTGCTATTACATTGAAACCTTTAGCAGGTTTTACATACTTGCCAATCTTCTTAAGGAAGACACCTTTGCCTTCAAGAATAGATTGTAGACATAGAATCTTATTAGATGCTAGGTCAACCTCATCGAGGAGCAAGACACACCCTCTTTCAAGTGCTTCAATGATAGGACCGTTATGCCAAACTGTAGAACCATTTTGGAGACGGAATCCACCGATGAGATCATCCTCATCTGTTTCAATAGTGATGTTAACACGAATCAACTCCCTATTTAGTTGAGCACACGCTTGCTCTACACCGAATGTTTTACCGTTACCAGATAAACCTTGAATGTATGTGGGATAGAATACTTGAGACTTGATAATCTTCTTTACTGCATTGAAGTTACCGAAAGGAACAAAGGTAGGGTCTTTAGTTGGAACTAGAGATACTTTGTCTGTTGATTGAACGATTTGTTTTTCGAAGACTTCACGTGCTTCTTCAACAGTTAGATTCCACTTACCAATACCGACTTTGTATTGCTTAAGTCTTTTCTTTACAGTAGCAAGGGAGCAACGGAACTTGTCTGCTGCTTTTAGGAGGTCAGCGTTACCGACTTCAGAACCAACGGAGTCCTTTAGGAATGATAATAGGTCGTCTGTTGTTACAGGGATTTCAGTTGTGAAAGGCATTTGTTTGTTTGTTGTCTATGGTTTAATTATAGGGTAGTAATGTGACTCTGTGTGCACATAATGGACACTTATCCAACTGTCTCAGCGAAGGATGTGAGCATCCTCTTGTTGGACTTTTTGTTCTTGAACATCTTCTTGAATGCTGCTGTAACTTCCTTCTTAGATGCACCTTCTTCTAGTTTATCCATTTCGTCAGTGTCATCAACATTGTTGATAGGCATTACGAATAACTTGTCGTATGGAGAATCAGTGAAGGCATAGAACTTTTGCTTACGATATACCTTGATTACTTCATCGATAGACTTATTGAAGTAACCCATATACTGTGAAAGTCTGAAGTAACCATTTGCATCACGTGGAGATACTAGACGGAATCCGATAAGAGATACTTGAGGGAAACTTTCCTTTAGATTTAGAAGGAAAACATTCAACTGATCTGAAGGATTATCTTTCTTAGGATATACTTTACCCTTCTTACGATCACGTAATTGGCAGTTGTATCCGAAGCAGTTAGCATAATACTTATCTCCCCAGATTGCTTCACGCTTAGTATAATATTGTGCTGAAGCACTCTCTCCATCACTAAGGATGCTGATAGATACTTTCTCTGCACCAGTTGCCTTGATGAATTGTGGAAGGTATGAGTGCATTGCTGCTACTGACTCGATTAGTGGTGTACCTGAGAGACTTAGACCGTGAGGTGTTCTGAAGTCATACTGTCTTGAACCATAACCATTGTTTCTTGCATAAGAGTTAGCACCTGCATTTCTCCATAGTGCTAGAGCAAGACGATAGAAATCTTTCTTGTTAACTTCTGAAGTAAGCATTTCCATTAGAGCGAATCCGTTGCTGAATGATAGTTTACCCATCTCTCCTTCAAATCTCTCTGACTCATCGTGTCTAAATCCAGAGTAGTTGTATCCGAATCCTAGAACTGTGAATGGAATCTGAACTTTGTTGCAGAAATATGCTAGTTGTAAAACTTGCTTTACTGTATCCATCAAGCAGTTAGACATTGAACCTGACCAATCAAGGATAAAGATCATACCGTGGTTCTTGCCATCAGGTAGAACTGTGATCTTCTTGAAGATATCTTCGTTGTACTTGTACTGGAATAGTTTTGTTGTATCAAGTACTCCAGTTCTTGAAGTTGTTGCACGAGCATAAGCACCTGCACTCTTTCTCATTTCGAATTCTTTTACAAGATAGTTAACTTCTTTCTGAGAATCTTTGTAGAACTGTTTGTAGTCGTTCTCAGATCTGATTAACTCTTCATTCTCACGAGCGTAACTACGTAACTTCCAATCGTCTTGGTACATTTGTGACTTTAGTTCATCCATATCGTGTGGTTTGTAGTTCTCATCACATACTCTGATAACTTCTTTCCAATCGATGATTAGTTTCTTAGGGTCAACTTTAGGAATCTCTACATACTCAGTTTCATAACCACCAGTTTGAACATAGTCTTGAATCTTTTTGTTGAAGATCTGATCTGTTCTTGCTTCAAGTGATGAGTCTGCTGCTTTTCCTTCTGGATGGAAATTAGCACCTTCTCCACCACCTACATTACCGTGTGTGACTTCACCAGATTCTTTTGTTGAATCCTCTGCCTTATCCCAAGGTTGGTTAGGATTGATGATCTCTTGATCAGGAGTCTGCTCATCTTCTCCTATGTTTGTTTCTGTACTTTCGCCATCTTCTCCTTCTCCTTCTCCACCTTCACCATCTGCTGATGGGAAACTGAATGGTTCTGCATCTTCTAACTCATCCTCTTCATCTTCTTCTCTTGCTTCGAATTCTGCTTTCATATGTGCGAAGATTTCGTCTGAGATAGCACATACTTCTTCAAATGTTTCTGATGATGCAACTTTATCTACAAGTACTTGCTCTTCATCAGTGAATGGAACGTAGTGGAAGTTACCAACTTTGAAGTGAAGATTGATTCTATCGATGAACTCAAATTTTTCTGTGTTACCTTCGATCTCAAAGAAGTCTTCTTCGTTTAGTTCTTTGTATCCGTTGAAGAATGTCTTAGGAAGACCTTGATACTTTCTCTTCATCAACTTCTCGATACGAGCATCTTCTACTACGTTTATGAATGTCTGTGGGCATTGTACTTTCTTTGACCAATCTTCGTTAGGAGTAAAGAGTGCGTGTCCTACCTCGTGTGCAACAAGCATATCGTATACTGTTTCTGATGCACCTTCCCAGATAGGAAGTGTAAGTACTCTACGCTCTACATCGAACTGTGCTGTCTGACACTTTCTATGCTCTACAACAATGTCTTCTGTTGCAAGTAGTTTAGCAAGTGTACCTTTGACTCCTGAGTTGATTGTCATTTGTTTCCTCGTGTATGTACATATAATAACTAGAAAACCGTCCCTTGGGACGGTTCTGTAGACACTTTATCAACTGTCTACGTCTGGCACGTGCTTGACGCAATGCTTGTGGTTTGAGGTGACGTTTCTTTTCCTTCTTGGAATGATGCTGCCAGTTTGGAGTGGTCATTTTGCATTAAAAGCTATGGATACTCTAGGAGTATCTATACGATTTTTGTCTGTTTTATGCTCTAACCAAGATGGGAAGATCAACAAAGTCCTTGGTGTAGCAGGGAAATGCCGACCTTCTTCCGTACCCCAGTGACACATTTTAGAATGTGGATTTGGGTTTAGGAATATTATCCCACCTTGCTCAGGCAGACAACAATGATTATAGTATACACCAGATAAAGAAAAACCTGCGTGAGTGTGTGCGATTTGAAAACTGTCCATTTTTCCCCTATTCAACCAACTCTGAGTTATCGTACATACAGGATCAATATGTGCTAATGACCTTTCACAAAATTTTCTCAGGTGTGGCAAATTATATTTGTCAAACAACTGAAGGTTTTCCATACCAGTATGGGAACCATAAACTATCTCCTCCTTGGCACCTTCACTCAGGTGAGATAGGATGTCAGGATCATCAGGTATATTATCGACCTCTTCATCGATGATAGGATCTTCGTGTTTGAACACAAAGAGTTGAGTTGGGAAAAGCGGTACCTCAAACATCACGGTCTTGGAAGGTTAGGAAATCTATTCAACCTTATATTATAAGGAATGCTCATCATAAAAGATACTGACCATCTTTCTATCTCTTCCTCATTCATACGTACTTCGTGATCCTGATAACCTGGCCAGAAATATAGATCCCTTTCTCTTGGTATCTGACAATGTGTGAATGGCCAATAAGGTTTGATCCTATGTAGATGTTCTACTGATGAGGAGGGATGATATAAGTATAGGTCTCCAGAATTTCCTCTAGGAACTGAAACATAATATGTACCTGCTACATCACAATCAGAATGATTATGTCTCATCTGGAATCCACCTTTAGGATTAATATTAACCCAACAGTGAATAACTTCCAAGTCAGGATCAAACATTTCAGTCTTTGCCTTTAAGAACTTATTGATATATGGATACTCTATATGTAAATTGTTCTTAGTATGTACAGTTGACCAACCAGTTCCATATGCTTTGTTCTCATCACAACAAAACTCCTCCCTACGAGAGAGAAGAGAGTCTTGAAACTCTTGATGATTTGATAACTCACCATTAGATGTGTAGAAAGGAATGTTAAACATCTTCTATGCAATGACTAAACTCATTTGGTTTTTCAAACTTAAGTGTTCTATCAAATTTATCTAGTAAGACATCTCCTTTGTGAGATATGATAAACATATTTGTATTACCCATACCAATATCTTTTAGAATCTTAAGTAGTTCTTCAGTAGCATTAGTATCTAGTGATGAGTCAAATACTTCATCAAGAATTAGTAGATTTGTAATGATAGAATTTTTTAACTTAGCAACATATCTCCAAGTAAAAAGTAATGATAAATCAATCTTCTGTTTCTCTCCTTCAGAGAAAGAAGAATAAGAAAACTTATCACGGTGACGTGACTTAATAACTTCTGTAAATGATTCATCAAGAGTAAAATTAATATACGTATCCATAGATGAAAGATACTTATTAATTTGCTGATTTATAATAGGAACATACTTAGCAATAATCTTTGCTTTGATTCCATCATCCTTTAAAAAACCACTAACAATTTTATAGTCTTGTGCTTCCTTATTAACACCAGAACACTTAGATTCTTTTTCATCATATTCTATTTGTGCTTCCTTGAGAAGTCTTTTCTCACCTAGGATGTCAGGTTGTACTGAGAGATCATTAATAGTATTAGCAATCTCAGTATTTTTTTTCCTTAACTTACTTTCTTCATTCATCAAACTACGAATTTCAAAATGATATTCAGTAATAAGATCAGTATCTTTTCTTAATTTTTTAATTTGTTTTAATGTTTTTTCTGTCTCCTTCTGTAAGGTCTTAGATGCTTCTTCTAGTTCAATAGATTTTTCAGTTAACTTCTTAACTTTCATCCTACGGAAATTCTCATCGATGTCCTGTTCACAAGTAGGACAAGAAGAATGAGTTTCAAAAAACTTTATATCTTTTATATTCTTATCAGATTTACCTTCTAGTTTAGAAAGAATAGAACTTGTTTTCTTATGTGATTTTTCTGTATCTGTTAGTTTATTCTCAGCATCACTAAGTGAATTGATTTTCTTATCAAAAGAATTTGTTTCTTTTCTAATCTCATCTATTCTATCTTTATTTTCTTTCAACTTAAACTGGAAAGTTGCAATTCTTTCATCATTAACTACAGTTAATTTAGAAACAACTTTCTTCTGTGATTCGATTGCTGCTTTTGCAATAGCAAGTTCCTGATTACATTCTTTTAAGATCTCATTATTCTCTTTGACACGTTCCTTTAAGAGCATATTCATCAGAGAGAATACTTGAATATCCAAAAGATCTTCAATAACTTCTCTTCGATGCGATGCTCCAAGTTGCATAAAGGGAACAAATGTACTACTCCCAAGTATAACCACTTGTGTAAATGACTTATAATTAAATTTTAATATAGATTGTTCAAGATATTTTTGGTAATCTCTGTTAGCAGCATCCTGATCAATCAGATCATTATTACGATACAACTCAAAGATAGCAGGTTTCATACCACGTACGACTTTATAGTCGATCGTTCCTACTTTAAATTCTATTTCTACTACAGTCTCACGTTCGTTAACACTATTAACTAACTGTGCTTTTGTGACTTTCCGAAAGGGCTTGTTAAACAATACGAAAGTCAAAGCATCAAGCATTGTAGATTTACCTGCACCATTAGATCCGATGACTAATGTAGAAGGTGATTCTACGAAGTTGATTTCTGTAAATGAATTTCCTGTGCTTAAAAAGTTCTTCCAACGAATCTTTTCAAATACTATCATAACTGTGGAGGTACTACCAATTCGTCAGGTTGAATAAACACATAGTTATAATTATGTGCTGTGCAGTTACTGATTACAATTTGCTCATCTACCTCAGTAACATCGAGGGGTCGCTTGTAATCATCTGCCTGTAATAAACTATAATAGCGGTCCGCGTCGTCTTTGTCAACAAAAATTTGCACTACCTTACCACCGTTGTCATCGTTGACAGCATATACTCCTCCTGTTTTCTTGTCCAAAAGAATAAACATTATAGGTTGATAGCCTCCATATATAATGACTTAAGAATCGTACTCACATTTTCCTTATCAATATTATCTGCGATCTCTTGAACATAATTCTCAAGGATCATCATTGTATCTTCTGATTCAATACTTTCATTTGTTACATACTCATCTACATCTAAGGAGATGTCTTCAATAATTTTAAGATCAGCAAGATCACTTTGTTGTAATGCTTTTACGTAACGATCAAACCATACTTGGTTCTCTCTATTCTGTACGATAACTTTTACAAACGTTCCTTTTAACAGTGAGAAGTCAGGTATAGTCTCATATTCTTTTTGAATATCATCATAGTATAGTTTGTTAAAAATGTTATAAGGATTCTTATGAAATGTTACACGTTTATTTTTAGTATTTAGTGTATGGAATCCCCTTTCACAACCGTAATCATTCCAGTAGAGTTGGTACGGATTACCGAGATACTGGATACTTCCTCTCTTAGTTCTATTATGATAGTGACCAGAGAATGTCATTTCAAACTTTTCATATGGACTTGGATCGTCTCCGTGTTCCATAAACCTACCAGGCACTGCTTCAAATCCAACGAGTTCTAAGTGACCCATACAGACATCAGCATCTGAGTCTTCTATAAATTGATTTATATCTTTCTTATTGTCATTACAAATCCAAGGGATCATTGCAATCTTCATATCATCAAACTGCAAGTGACAAGGTTTATCAAGGATTGTAATATTGTCGTACTCAGTTAGTAGATGCTTTGGTGCATTTACCTTAAGAGTATTCTTAAAATAGATATCGTGGTTACCAATTAGCATATGCATATGGACACCAAGTTCCTTCAGTGGTTCGAACCACATCTCTCTAGCACAGTCGAGCGACAAAAAATTTATATACTTACGTCTATCAAATGTATCACCTAGACACAAGATGTTTGTAATTTTATTAGTTTTGATATATGGTATAACAATATTGGAATAGAAATCCCGATACTTATCGATGAACACCTTGTTGTCATTACGTACTCCAAAGTGTTGATCAGTAATTAGAAGAAGTTTCATTAATTAATAGCGTGTGTTCATTTCTATTCGAGATTTAATAGCATTGTTATCTGCTATTGAACTCTTGTCATCGGAATGGAATACCTGATCAAAACCTGACTTCTCAATGATCTTGTCTTTAATATCCATCTGACGTTTCTCTTTTGCGATACGTCTTAGGAAGGCATAATAAACTATCTGAGTGAAATATGCAAATGGGTTCTTGGATTTAGCAGGGTCAAAGTTATCAATATACTGGACGCAGTTCTCCACCCCATCAGAGATCATATCTTCCTTGTACATATAGTTTATAAAGTTAGGTCTATATGATAGGTGAGTTGCTATTTTTAAAAAGCAATCTCCGATATACTCAGTGATTCTGGGTTTCTTTTTATCATTAATTTTGGCGATCTCAACTCTATCTCTATAATCAATAATTGCTTTAAGAAACTTTTGATTGTCGATATAATGTTGTGACCCTTTTTTTCTCGCCATTACTTTGGGCATAGGGGGTTCGTTCCATTACAAATATTATAACATTCTTGACAAAGCTTGACAAGAGTGTCAAAAACTATTACAATCAACACTGTAAGGGTTGAAAGGGATATTAGCTATCTTTATTATTATCAAATAGTTCTTCTAACTTCTGGCGGGCGGCATCGATGTTCCCAATGAATCCCATTTCTTGATTCATCTTTACTGCCTTTGCTTGGTCGCTTGGGTTAGTATTATTTTTTAACTCAGATCTGACAAAATATTTGTACATAATAATTGCTTCACTAGATAGCGGAGCGATTGTCAGTATCTTATCTTCTGGAATAATATAAAAATCTTCTTGTGAAAAGACCATCCAACGTTTCAACCCGACCGCGAGTGCCCTTTTCCCTTCTATCATTTGCTCATTCACGTGAACCTTTGCAGGATCTTGAATGAATGCTAGATGTGCACCATTCTCCTCACATACTATAACACGACCAATTATCTCTTCGCCTGAGCTAAGTTTAATCGCTCCGAAGAATTCCTCATCTGGTCTAAGATAGTTTAAAGTGAGTGTCACATTAACCTCCTAATTTGATTTCGGTAATAGCATAATTAAACGATTCGGATTGATAAATTTTAATCCGTTCAGTTAAATGGTTCAAAGTATAATTACGAGTATGACCATTACTAATATCATCAGCAAAATCATATAAGGTAGCACGTGCTTTCGAATCGTGCGTCCGTAAAGCTCTCCCTATAGATTGTAGGTTACGAACTTTTGACTTAGTGGGTGAAGCAAAAATAACATTATGTAGATTTTTTATGTTGATACCAGTGCTGAAGGTACCGTAGGATGCCAAAATGATTGCGTTGTCTGAAGACTCGCATATCTGACGCACTTCTTCTCGCTCTGTGGTAGGAACTCCACCGTGAACATAGAATAGTTTTTTACTTCGATTAATACTATTTAGCAATTCCCATAAAGGATCTCCGTGTTTTTCCACGTAGTTGAATAGAATTAGTGTGTTTCCTTTGAGATCTCGTGCAAGACCCGCAATTATATTATTCCTTTTTCTATGACCTATGATATAATTTATTTCATCCTGATACGTATCAAATCCTAAAAACTCGTGCTTACAAAGTAATACATTAATCTTTAATTCTGAGAGATGACCTGACTTCTGTAGGTCTTTTGTCTTGATATAATTATCTACTTGTCCAAATAAACCTTCTAGTTGTAACTGATGACATTGCATTCCATCGAGAGTTCCTGTAAGTCCTATACGATACTTGGTGTCATAGCACTTCTCCAATATCTTAGTGAGACTCTTTGCTTTATACTGATGTGCTTCGTCACCAATTACTACATCGAACCTATTAAAGAAGTCTCCTTTCTCTTTGTAGATACTCTGCCAAGTAGATATAACAACTGGTGCATCTGTATATTTCTCCTGTCCTCCATATATTTTTGCTACAGGTATATACCTACACATCAATCCATACTTTTCAAAGTCCTTATATAACTGTTCTACTAACGATGTTGTTGGAACGATAATCAGTATCTGTCTGTTTACTGCTAAGTGCCAACGGACTATACAGTATATTATGAGAGATTTCCCAGACCCAGTGGGTGATAGTATAAGTCTACGGTTGTGTCGAAGTGCTGAATAAATTGCAGCGAGTTGGTAATCTCTTGCCTTGAAAGGCAGACCGAGCATTCCAGTAAAGTCCTTAACTGTCTGTGGTAGTATGCCCTCGTTAACTTCTTGTGGTCTTCCATAGTCATCGTTGTCAATAATGTCATATTCATATCCCATTTTATCTAACCATTCAGCTAGATATGGGAATAGTCCTACGTATAGTTCTCCTGTACCTGGTGAATAAAGTCTTATCTTTCCATCCCATCTCCTATACCTACGTGTCTTCATTAAAAATTTTGCTTCTGGAACTTCGAAACAAAAATACTCAGACAGTTCGTGATGAATGTGTGGTTCCGTACCTATACGGAGATACACTTCATTCTTTTTGGTAATAGAAGTCATCAGACTGGGAACTCATACCGCTTTGCATCAATCGCATTCTTCACTTGGAATCCACGATTGTTGATCATCTTAAGGATGTTCTCAATATAATTTATACAAGTTTCGAAGTAACTTATCTTTAAACTCATCTTAGTCAAGTCTTCATCAGACTCTAGGAAGATATTAATATCTCCTTTCAATACCTTTAGGTCAAAATATTTGCCATCATTATCCTTGCCCTTACCGTTATAGTAAAGCCACTTAAATTTTCTTAAAGACTTATACTGTGCACGTAGATCTTCCAGTACAAGTTTGTATTTGTTATAAAAGATGTGATATTTTTGGTGCAGTCTAGCAACACCAAGGGATTCAGATCCTAAATCCAATTCATTAAACAAGCAATCCTCCGACCAGGATGCCTGAAGTTCATCAAGTAAAGCCATACTATGCTAATTTTTTAATACGTTTTCCGTCTAGTGTCTGAATTTCGTAGGATGTATAATCAAAAACTACTATTGCTTGGAAGTATTCTTGATCACTAAGTGTTGCATCAAAGTCTAGTGTGGTTAAGGATACTGGTTTTAAATCAGTAAAGTTTACATTAAACTTTGGTTGTAGATTTGAATTTAAAATGGCTAAAGTACCATCAGCAAATCTTGAATCACCTAGATTATCCTGTGAATATTTGTCTGCTTGATTTTTAAGATAGTCTGATCTTTCTCCTAAACTATCAGGAGTACCTAGTCCACGCATCCAGTTCTGTAGAATAAGGAAGTTCTCCATATCCTCATCAACAATAAATGTCAATGTGAACTGACCAAAGGTCATCATACCGTCCAAGTTGATAGGACGCATTGGTGTTGGTTGTGAAACCAAACCCAACTCTAATGATGGAACGTTAGCAGACTGTGCAAAATATGCTACCTTGGGAAATTTTGATAATACAAAACGGAAGCCACCTGGGCTTAAGAAATTCCTATTGCTAATTTGACTCGCGAAAGACATTGACTATATTAGTGGGTTCCGTCTGTATCTATTTAGCTACTGCCAATACTCGTCTAAAACATCAAACACTCTATTGAGAGTCTGGTTAGCACCAACGCATTCCCATTCTCCTTTCTCTCCTATTTCACACTTGTAATCCAACTCTCTTTTAATTTGGAATAACCTATTGGTCATTGCTACTTTGTCTAATCTTCCGTTCATATTAGTCCTCTAAAAGAATTTCGTTTATTCGATGCGGATGTTCCTGTAGATATGGTACATCTTTCTTTGCTTGTTGATGAGCGTCATATGAACCCTCTGCATACTCACAAACATAGCTCTCGTGATTCTCTGAATCCAAATAACCAACGGTGTAATGATTCATAGAAACTCCTATCATACTGTCTAATATTTAGGTCAAAGCATAAAAAAAGAGACCCAAAAAGGGTCTCTTTGTAAAGCCATATAAGCGTTTGCTTACATAAGGTTGTCAACAAGAACACGTCTGTAGTAGCGGTTCTTATTAGGATCAAGATCTCCACCACCTTGGTCGGTACCTTCCGCAAATGGGTTAGCAACAA